CGAATGCCGAAACCACTGGTTGGCGCGTCGTTGTTACCAGTGTCCAATAAGTCGGGTGGGCGGCGCGATCGGCAGGGAAGGTGCCGGTGGCGGCACTAGTGTGAGTGGCGGCAACTTCCCAAGTTGAGCCGTCTACAACGTCGCGAATGCGCTCGCCCAGCGAGTTATACGCAATCCCGTTCTGCCAGTTCAGTATCGACTTATCCGTCGTTTGCACATAAGCGATAGGAAACGATGCTCTGAGTTGAGCAAAGGTTAGCGGGGCGGCCCCGGTAGTGTGAGCAACTTGCACAATCCAAAACGTGTCATCGACCGCGTCTCTTACCTTTTGATTTGGTCGGTATTGATGAAGGTTCTGCCAATCTGAAACATTGGCTCCAGGGTGCAAATCGCACCAGCGCACACAACCGCCGCGCAGCTTGACCCCCCTCATTGTCGGTGCCCAGTTGTCGCAAACCACGGCGCTGCCTGGCTGCATGAATGCCAGGCTCTCGCTCTCGATAATGCCGCGCGTCGGCGCCGGAATCGTAACCGCCTGCGCTTGCAGCGCGACTTGTTGCGGCACCGGCTGACGGCGAAAGGCTTGATGCACACTCATGCTCAAGGCCCATTGGTCGGAACAGGCCACGGATAGGCGAGACTGACGCCGCGCATCATCGGCACCCGGCCGATAATGATCGGCGCCGGCTGATCGGCGCCGCTCAAGGCATTGAGCGCATCGCCATAAGTCGACATGTCCTCGGCATAGGCGGTGCCCTTCTGGCTCTTCCAACGCCAGATCATCGCGAGCTTCAGCAGCCGCTCATCGAGCCGGAAGCTATCGCCGTCTGCCATGAAACGATCGCCATAGCCGCCGCTGGCGAGCTTGATGCAGTTCTTGTCGAGATAGTTGAAAGTCGCCGTTTGCGCGGGACTGATCACGATCGGCGGCGGCACCGGCAGGATTGTTGCCGTCCAATAGGTCGGGTTGGCAAGGCGATCGTCGGCAAAAGTGCCGGTCGCTGCGCTGGTGTGAGCAACCGCCACAGTCCAGACCGTGCTGTCGACCGGATCGCTAACGACCTGGCCGACAATGTAATCGGTGGCAACCGCCCACGCTGACGGCAATGGCGGCAACGGCGCCGGTTTTGTTACCGGCGCCGCCATGATCGGCTGGATATGCATCTGGCCGCCGTAGATCGTCCACTCGCCGGCGCTGTCGTAATAGGTCGAGGCCCGGCGTTGCAGCCACTCGTCGGCGTCGGGCACGAACCGCATCGGCCATTGCGTTTGCGTCGAGCGCCAGACGTTGCTCTTCAGCAGCATGCGCCGGTAATTAGCCGGCAGATTGAAGGCTTCGTTGACGCCGTCGCCAGTGAACGTCGTCGTGGTCTTTAGCGCCGTCCACTCGCGTGTGTCCCAGGCGATGGTCTGCGCCGCCTCGTTGGCGAGCGCGACCATCTCCTGCATGGTGCGGTTAGCGGCAATGTTGGCGAACACCGTCTGCGGCACCAGAACGCCGACAACCGGACACACGCTCTGGATGACCGTCAGCAGCGTCATTTACGCGACCTTTTGTTGTGGCCTTGCGTCCATCGCCATGCGGATCAGTGTCTTGCGGTTGATCGAGCCTTGCGGCGTGTGCCCGGTATTGGCGTTGATGAATTCGCGCAGCTGGTCGACCGACATGTTCTCGAATTCAGATTCTGCGGCCTGGCGCTGACTGGTGAACTTGGCGTCCTCTTCCAGGATGGCGTTGCGGGCCTTCAGCGCCTCGAGCTGCTCCATCAATTGCAGATTAGGCGCGCCCTGCTTGGTTTCTGCGATGTACTCGATCGCCTTGTTCTTCAGGTCGCGGCCGTGCATGCCAAGGTTCTTGAGCGGTTGGCCGTCGACTTCGGCAAGGGCCTCGAGCGTGTAGATGTTGAGCGCCTTCAGTTCAGAGCGTTTGGCCTCGGTCAGGAACGGCACATGGTCGAGAATCGTGCCCGACTTGGTTTGCGTGGCGCGTTCCTTGAACTGCATATACTGCTTGCGAAACTTTTCCGCGTAGGTGATTTGCGTTTGCTCGCCGGTCATCGGGTCAGTGAGCCAGCCTGACGCCTTAGCCATTGCCGGAAACACATAAACGGAGTCGCTGCCAGGAAACCGGACCCTGACGATCTCCTGGTCGTTGAATATCTTGCGGCCCTCGGCAGCGGATTTCACCGGATCTTCGACTGCATAATGTTCGAACACCGGCACCAGTGCGTCGTCGGGATCTCTAGTCGCCATGTTTATCTGCTCCTGATTTTCGAGAGAGCCGCCACCCCCACGCTCGGGCGAACGTGAGGATGGCGTCCCGCTTACACGACAGCGCAGAGGCCCTACGCTGCCGGGTTAGAGTCGTATAGCCGCCAGTTGAACTGCGGGTTCGTCATCGTGACTTCGCCCATGAAGCCAATGAATTGGGCGATCGCATCTTTGTCGATCGGCATCATGCCTTCGCCGTCGAACACCTTGTCGAAGTTTCGATCGGGGTGATAACGAACGCGGAAGCTGTCGGTGTTAATGCCAAACGTCGTGTTTGCCGGCATGTTTGAGCCAATGCCGCCGTCAAGCACGATCTCTGCGCGCTTGCCGCCGCCGATATATTCGAGCGCACTGAAGCCAAGCTTGCCCATCGACGTTTCATTGGTTTGCCGTTGGATTGCGACCGTCGCCGCGTCATAAGCCGCGTAGTGTTCCGGGCTCATGATCAACAGATCGGCGTAATCTTTGCCGCGGCTTTGTTTGGTCATGACGTAGTTGAGGATCGCACGAATGTTCGTCGACGTTGCTTGGGGACCAAGCGGTGCCGGCAACGTGTGAATGTCGTAAGTCTTGGTCTGCCAGATCACGTTGCTGCGAGCGATGCCGCCGTAGGTGCCGGTATTGGTGACGATCGGCACTGCGGTGGCGAGCCCAGTGAGCTGCTTGCCGCCGTTGGCTAGTCCGTCGCTGTAGAGCGCGGCGTCGAAGGTATCTTCCAGCGAACGCTCTGCCGCACTGATGTAATTATCGTAGACATCGATGAGCTGATTGGTGCCGGAATTGTTGAGGATCTCCTGCATCGAGAGGATGACAGGAATGACCACCATCTTCGGATCGTAGACGGCGTCGTTGAACAGATCCAACGCCGGATTCAGCAGCTGATCATCTTTGCCTTCGCAACGGGCTCGCGACTTCCCATTACCGCCCTTGCGGGCTGCTGCATGTTCCCATGCAGAAGAGACTATCTCATCACCCTCTTGCGAGGGGCCGGGGGCTTCGGACCGCTTGGTCCTACGGGCTTGCGCCCTAGTCGTTACACCTTCCGCTTTTGGCGGCTCGGCTCGGTGTTTTCCGTTCTGGATGTTCACCGATTTCTCCCGGTTCTTCGGTGCCACTTACGCGGCAGAGGGCCTGAAAGTTAAGCCGGAATACCATTGAGCAGTCTGCTTCGCGATTTGCAAAGTTTGTCTGATGCGCGGGCCTGAGTAAGTTTGCCAAAGGCCTTTGCGTTTCAGAACGGCGAACAGCGCATTGTTGTTAGAGACGAGGTCTTGATACTTCGGTGATCGCTGCTCGAGCGACATCGAAAGAATCTGTTGATAGGCGGCAACTGTATTGATGTCGGCCATGGCGGCCTTCTCCCCATGTTAGCCAAGCACGGCGCGAACAGCGTTCGCGGCGGCTTCGCGGGCTGATCCACTTGCTTTGCCGTTTCCGCGCTGCCTGTCTGAGAGGCCGGAAGAGGGTGCGCCAGAAATGGACTTATCTTGCCGGGTCTGAGCCGTTGGGGTGCGGGTCTGAGCCGCGTGGGTGGCGGGATAGAAAGCATCCGCCCGTCTGTAGGCAGTCTCGAGGTCGAAACCGAACTTGATCTCTTGCTCGATCGCTGGGCCTAGCTCATCGAACCGCGGGTGACTGTCGGCAAACTGATCGACAGCGGATCGCGTGTACGAATGAGCGGCCTGATACTGCATCTGCTGAAAGCCATTAGCAATGGCGTCGACCTTCTGATGCAGCGCACCCAGCTGGTAGCCCTGTGCCGACTGCGCGTTCTGGGCTTGCACTAGCTTGTGCTGCTCGGGCGTCTGGCTGAGATAGTCGTAGGCGAGATCGCGGAAGGTTAATTTCTGACCCTCGGGTGTACGAAGGTTTAGATTCGACACGATCATGTCAAAGGCGCCGTAGGGGTCGCTGACAAGCTTGCGCTCCATCGTCGTGTAGTTGGTCATCGCGCGTTGCAGCGTGGTGCCATGTTCGCGCGCCATCTGCTGAAAGTGGCGGATGGTGTTCATTTCCTCATGATCAGCCCTAAACTTTTGGTAGGCGTCCGACATCTCGCGGTGCATGCGGCCGACTTCGCCGCGCACGCTCTCGGGCGTATTGTGCCATTCCGCCTTGGCATGATCCGCCATGCGCGGCGGCGCCTCGCGATAAGGCGCATATTCCGGCAGGGGATTGACCGGGCGCTGCTGACCGTTGCGCTGGGCCTGTTGGCCGGCTGGCTGCTGACCAGGTTGGGGCGCAAGCCCCCCCTCTGACCTGGAGGGCTCTCGCCCTTCGGGCTGACGCGGCGCGAAGTGACCGTGATCAGCCCGCGGCCGATCGTCCTTCGCCGGCGGCTTCTTGAGGTCGAGCTTTTCCTTCTCCATGGCCTCGGGCGGGTTGTTGTCGCCCATGCCACGCTTTGGCGTCACCTTGGTTTCGCCGGCCTTATCGAACGCCTTCTGGATAACGTCACGTCTGCTAGAGGCAGCGTCCTTTTGCGGGCCCTGGCTATCGACCGGCGCCGGCCGATCGACATGTTGCTGAATCGGAACTTCGCCTTGCGGCGCCTGCTCAGGCGCAGCCGCGGGTGCGCCGGATATACCGACATCAGACATGGTTCATCTCCCCTCGCCCGTAAGGCGGATAAGATTGCCCGAATGCCCGATAAGTTTTGCTTATGCCCCATGGCCTCACGGAGCAGTGTCTGAATGGCCTATTCAGACATTGTTCGCTCGACTGCCGCCTTTACTGCCGCCTGGCGGGCCTGGCGCACCGCCTTGGTGTCGGTTTCCCGCACCTTCGGCTTCTGTTTTTCGTTGCCGACTTCCGTCAGGCCCAGCGCGCGGCCGACAGCTCGGAACTGCGATTTGCTGGTGTAGTATTTTCCGTCAACTTGCTCAACGGGTTCCATGATGTCGCTAATGACATGGGGGCACGGCAGCTGCGATCGCGCCGGTCGCTGCCGCGCCCGCATCACCCGAAACCTTCCCGGCTCGACCTCGATCAGCTCGACAGGCATCTCCCCTCCTATGGCGTCCTGGGGCGGGGCTGACGTTCAGGAGGGCCTTCCCCGCCCCAGGCTCGACAGACACCGCCCTTGCCGGGGTGCCTATTTGCGTCTCTTCTTGGCCTCTTCTTCCTCGTCGTCTTTGGCTTTTTTGCCGGCGTGACTGCCGGCGGCCTTGCCGGCGCGCTCGCGCTCGAGCCGCTCGGGACGCTGCTCCAGCTCCTCCAGCTCGGCCTTGCGGGCGGCGTCGTTCTGGGCGTTGTTAGGGTTGTCCTGGTAGACGCTCTTCGGGTTATGCGGATCTTCTTGCGGCGGCTGCTCCCAGCCGGGGGGCTCGTTGATCGATTCTGGCTGGTCGCGCATGTCGCCTTCGGCCGGGCCGGGCTGACGCTCGCGGGCCTGACCCTCCTGGGCCTGGCCTGGCTTGCGCTGTTCCTGGCGCTGCTGGTCGTCCTTCTGCTTCTGGGCCTGAGCCTGCTCCTGCTCGCGGTCCTGCTTGTGGGTCGTCATCGCCGTTCCTCCTTGGGGTGTGCGCTCAGGTAAAGGTCCAGGTGGTCGCCGCGGTGGTGTAGGCCCCCGTGGTCACCGTGACGTTAGAAGTACCGGCAGAAGTGCGGACGGGAGCGTTCATCGCCCGCAAGCCAGTCGGGCTGTTGAACTGGGTTACCATCGGTACGCCGTCGACATTGACCTTCGATTGCGGTTCGAAGCCGGTGCCGATCACCAGAAGGTTGATGGTGCCGCCGGTGCCCGGCATGGTCGGTGGCGATACTGAAGTGATGGTGGCGTTCGTTGCCGGCGCGTTCGCGCTCGGGTGGCTGGCATTGGGCGTATTGGTATAGGCGCCCTGCACCGTAATAGAGGTGGTGTTATTGGTATCGGTATCGATCACCACCGTGCCTGTGGCCTCGGACGCCGTGCCGGAAACGCCGGCAATGGCCGATAACGGGGTGGCGATCGCCGTGGTGGCGCCGGCAGTGCCGTCGTCCACGAAAGGCTGCGCCGGCGGTG